CTTAGTGCTCAAGAGAAGCGCACACTTAAGGTGGCTGAACGCGCTAAGCGTAAGCTGATTAACTGCAATCTTAGGTTGGTTGTCAGTGTTGCTAAGCAGTACACGCGGCGCCTGAATGGTAGCGGCATGGAACTTATGGACTTAGTACAGGAAGGTGCATTCGGGCTTACACGCGCCGTCGAACTGTTCGACAGCAGTAAGGGCTATAAGTTCTCCACTTACGCTTACTGGTGGGTAAGGCAGGCAATTACGCGGGGAATTGACGCTAAGGAGCGGCTTATCCGTGTTCCGCAGCACGGACTCGACAAGGTGTATAAGGTGGTGCGCTTCCAGAAAGCGCATCTGCAGGAGCACGGCAAGATGCCGTCTGTTGCGCAGATGGCGGCAGAGGCAGACATTGAGGTTGCACACATGCAGACGCTGCTGGCCCGGAACGCCTGGCATCGCAGCCTCGATGCCCTGGTAAGTGAGACGGGCAGCCCAATCCTGGAGCTTATCCCTGACACCGATTCGCTGGATAGGCAGAAGGATTGCATGGAGAAGGATGAAAAACAGGCGATGTTCCAAATCGCCCTCGCCTGTCTAACTGAAGGCGAACTGCTTACGATCCAACGCAGATACGGGCTTAATGGCGGCGAACCGATGTCACTGTCGAGCATCGCAGCTGAGGATAATGTTTCAAGAGAACGCATCAGGCAGCGCATCGAGGCTGCACACCTTAAAATGCGTCTGCGTTTGAAATCAGTGAGGCTTGTATGACTAAGCTTATTGGGCTTTATTCTCCTGCGCCTCGTAGCGGCAAGACGGCGGTGAGTCATGCGCTGGAACGCAGCGTGTTTGTGCGGGTGCCCTTCGCAGAACCGTTGAAGGAAATGGTGTTTCCGTTACTTGTAAGTATCGGCTATACGCCGGAACAAGCTGCGCAGCGGCTTTATTCCGACAAGGAGCTTGTGCTCGACCACTTAGGGGTGAGTACGCGCCACCTGCTGCAGACCCTGGGCACGGAATGGGGAAGAACTTGCATAGCGCCTGATGTGTGGCTGCGTGTATGGCAAGCACGCATTAAGCGCCACGAGTACGTTGTTGTGGATGACGTAAGGTTTGAGAACGAAGCAGAGCTGATCCGCAGCTTAGGTGGTGAGATGTGGAAAATTACTCGTAAAGGGATGGTTAATACGCACACGCACGCCTCGGAGGGAAGCCTAGATGATTGGCCCCATTTTGCGCGTTATATTGAGAACGATGGAACATTAGAGCAGCTGCTTCATGCCGTCTCTCAGATACCACTCGGGCAGGATGGTGCTGATCCCCCAGGCTGAAGGGTGGATGCTGCGGCTGCGGACGAAGCAGGGCGTGCTGGAGTTGCCTTTGCGTGGTACGGAACTGGAGACGGCGCTTATGGAGGCCGAGCAGCTCTACGCCGATGCCCTGGTGGCTACGAACGGGAAGACGCGCTGCCAGCAGTGCATCCACTGGCAGTTCGTCGAGGGGTCGTGCGGCTTGGGCTTCCCCGAGGGCAAGCGCAGCGGCGGTAAGCACGCCAAGGATTGTGTAGCGTTTTGGCTTGATAAGTAGCGCTAAGCTGCGTCGCTAAGCTGCGTAGCTTAGTGGCCTAGGTCGCGTAGAAGTTCGGCGGCCCACTCGTAATGTTCTTCGGTTGGGGCAGCAGGGCCGGGTTCTGCCATTAGTAGTGCTAGTTCAACCTCCATGCTGCGTATGCGCCCTAGGAGGTTGTCGATGAGCGCACTGCGGTGATACCAGTCAACGATTAGCTTGTCTACTAGGACTGAGAGTTCGTCGCGGCTTAGCTTGGCGGCGGTACGGCGGTCCAGCTCTAAGCGCAGCTGTGTCTGCAGATCGAGCTGTGGCACAAGCCAGTGCATTGAAGGCAAGGCAGCATCTTCACTGGCCATAGCAATACCGTGAACACGAAGGCTTGCCTCTTATGCTAAGGCAATGAGCTTACCTCGTCTACAACGCATAGATGGCGCTGGTGCGCCGGTGTGGCGTGTGAGCTACGTGGGGATGGAACGCGACTTCGTGGAGGACTGGAAAGCCGTTGAGTTCTACAAGCAGATACTTAATCGTCCAACCAATCCTGAATCCTTGCTGCGCGTGCTGCGGTCCAGGTCGATTGAGCACTGAACCAGTCATGCCAGTTCTCGCTGCCCTTGCTGCGGTTACAGGTACGACACGCAGGAACTAAGTTGCTGACAACGGTATTGCCGCCTTTATGTCGTGGTTTTACGTGATCTAAGGTATCGGCGGCGGCGTCACAGTAGGCGCAGCAATGCTGCCATGCCTCAAAAATTTGCTGCCTAAACCGTTGCTTAGCGGAGCGCTTGGGGACGAGAGATGTGCCATCAATCTGATGATCCACGCAACTCCGGGATGGGTAGGACGTTGACCGAAAGATCTAAGATATGGTCGTTCGATGGCGCTAATTCTGTAAGCCTGGAGGCGAAGTCGTCACTTACGGTTTCGGGGTCGTCGTCTTCGCTTTCGACGACGATTGTGTACTCGATCTCTAGGACGTACTGCCTCATACGGTGGGGGTGCAGGTGATTTCAACGCCCCCGCGAGTGCGTGGACGCAGTGTAAGCCAGATTCCGCCGAGTGACTTTGGCATGACGATGCGCTCTACTGCCCAGCCGCCTGTGCCTCCGAACTCCTGCTTGTACGTGCCGCACTGGACGTGCCAGCGCTGCTCCACCCAAGCGCGGCCGTTCTGATCGACGCGGTAGCAGGAGTGGGCGACGACGCTGCGCTCGTGGTTGTGGCCGTTTACGAGGATGTCGGCGTCTGGAGCGATGGAGGCGTAGCGTCCACCGCCCATGGTGCCTTTGGTGATGATTCCGCCCCAGGTGCCGTGGTGGAAGAACAACATGCACCGCCTTGTCCTGTTGCCGTCCTGCGTAAAGCTGAACCTAAGCCAGCCCTGATAACCCATGTGTTCGATGTTACTGCCGTTATTGCGCATCAACCGCACAACATTTTCTAAGGGGTCGATCTCCTGGTTGTTGCTTACGGCGGTTTCATGATTGCCATCGCCTGCCATAAGGATGATGTCTTGCCACGGTTTGAAGAACTCCGCGGCCTCACTAAATACGAGGTCAAAGTAATTACCGCCTAGGTGTTCTGGGCGGATGTCACCTTTGCTGGCTCGGCGGTCCTTTTTGCCCTGCATGAGGCAAAGCACATCTCCGAACATAAGGACGTGGCCGTTCTGGGCGCGGCATTCATCGAGGTGCTTGCTCAGCAACTTACGGTCACACTTTGGGTTGTCTAAGTGAATGTCACTAAGTAGCAGGAATGTCGCTGTTTCGCTAAAGGTTGTGTAGGGGATGCGCAGCTCTAGAAGCTCCGGTGTCTTGCGTATAGATGTGATGTTCACAAGATTGGGCTCCATGTGTACTTAGCCTAAGGGGCGTGGCTTACAAGCATGGCCCAGCCGGTGCCGGGGCCATCAACCTCCCAGCGGCGCAACCAGTTTTTACGGCTGTAGGCGATTCCGGCACCTTTGGTGTGGTTGAGGTAGCCGCCGTTCACCATGTCGGCCTCGCCATTCGGATCATTGTGGATGTAGGCGCCGCTGGTTGCGCCGATGATCACGCTCCAGTGGCCACCGCCGGTAGGCGCACCGACAGGCCCCTTGTGCAGCCAGCCGACCATCACGGGGCGCCCCGCCTCCAGCTCAGTGTCGATCACGGCAGGGTTGCAGTTGGTGCGTAGCCGCGCGTTGAGCCCCAGCGATTGCAGCGCCTTTATCTGCGCTTGTGCATCGGTGGTGTCGCCATACTTGGCGCGGATTTTGTTATAGGCGTCGTCGCCGCTTACCTTGCCGTAGAACCGACTTACCATGGCAGCGCTGCTGCTGAAGCACTCGCGGTAACCTGTGCCGCTAGCGTTGTCGTTCTGCGCCTCATAAGGGACGCGCAACAAAATGCCCTGCTGTTGCAGTTGCGGGGTTCCTTTTTGCCACAGTGCTCCTTCGGTCTTACGGCGGCGCAGTAGGCCGGCTTCGACATTCGTACCAGGGTTGCGGTAAAGCAGCAGTGCCGCTGGTACGGCAGCGAAGTCCTTGTCGCGCAGCGCTGCGCTGATGGTGTCGAAGCCGGGCTTGCCGTAAAAGTCGGCGCCCAAGTTGTAAGCGAAACTTACGAGTGCGCAGCGTTGTGGGTCGCCTAAGGCGTTCCAGGTTGGGATGGTGGAGCGGAGACGTTCGGCGATGCGGTCCACCTCAAGGCGGAGAAGCATATCGGCTTCGATTACGTTGATCTTGTCGCCGCGTTTTACGGGGTCGCCAGCGCCATAGCGCGTTGTGCCGTAACCGATCGTCCAAGGATCGCCGCCGCTTAGCGGATCGGGATAGGCGCTAAGATGGCAGCCTTCAAACTCCTTAATCAAGGAAATTGCATCAGCGAGGTCGGTCTGTTTGCCTGGGACGCTCCAGGTCTTGAACCAGTCTTGGTCTCGGCTTAAAAGTTGGGGAGCGCGTTTGTTTATTGCTGCTTCCAATTCGCTTACGGCGGCCATTTGATGCGGAAGGCCGCGATAGAACTTAAACAGGTCGCTTAGGCGCAATGGGCCGGAAGTCATGGGCGTTGCATGTGTTGAGGAAGCGACTGCCGATAAGCAAAGGCGCCTTTAATCTCAGACCAGATGATGGGGCTGAGCATTGCAGCAACCACTGCGAGGATGATTACTTGCGCCATGCGCGTTTCAAGGCGGCCAACACGAACGCCCAAGCTGCTGCGTTCCCCTTTGTCGCTTATGGCGGCGTCGAGAAGCTGCTTGAGTTGGCCTTCCAGCACGCCGATGGCGCGGAGGATCTCGCCGTGCGTTGGCTCGCCCATTGGATCAGCGCTTGCGGGATGCGATACCGCGCAGTGCGGCGAGGATCAGCTGAACCCAGCCGTTGGCCTTGACGCCAGGCAGGAGGCTGAGGATCTCGGAGCCGGCCAGCAGGGAAACCACGATGCCGGTTACTTGCTCAGGAGTAGGGGCGGCCATAAGAGGGGGTGTCGCATAGGCAGCCTAGCCCGCAAGGCTTGCATAGGCAGCGGCTCTGCACAGCGGCGGCGCTGTAGCGCAGCGCTACGGCTTACCTTGGCCGCAGCGCAGCTTTCGGCCGTGGCTGGGTTTGCTGTGCTGGCCCTGACCTTGGCGGGTGAGCTTGGGCTTACCTGGTACGTGCTCGACGCGAGCGGTGCCGGTTTTGCTTTTGACAGTCATAGATCCAGGGAAAGCGCCTACAGCTTAGGCACTTTGCCCGGAGAGCGCACTAGGGGAAACGTGGACTAGGATCGCACCAGCGCTTCTACCCTTCATGACTGCTTGCAGGTTTTCTACATTGGCTTCTGACATGCTGGAGGCTGCTAGTAATGCCGCTTCCTCGGATGCGGATATGGTGCCCTACCTTGCTATGCGCTTGGCATTAGCAGCGGCACTGCATGTGCTAGCAGATGGCGTAGCGCCGGAGTTAGAGGATGCAGGCGTAGCGCCGGCTCATGCTTTAGCTGTAGCAGATGAGGCAGTGAAAGAACGACTTAATGCGGATGCAGCTGCATGTAGAGCGCAGCGGGCCGCGACTAGGCAAACATTGATTGCGCTTGCGAATGAGTATACAGAAACGGTCCAGGATAAAGAATAGGGTGCCTGGTTCGCAGCTTAACTAGCCGTGTAGTCGCTAGCCCAGTAGCCTGTGTCAACGTATGGGCCTACCTGATATTGCCCCAAGCTAGCCAAGGTGACTTCTCCGCTAGCGGTGATGCCGTTTACCTGTATGTAGTAAGTACCAGCTAATGCACCCACAATTTCAAAGGTTGTGCCCTGTACTACTAGCGTTGTAAAGTTGTCGGATTCGTAGCGATAGCGCACGCGGAATTGAGCTATACCCTGGGGAGGCACCCAGGTAAATACAACCTTTTTTACGATTACGCCATTTATGTCAACGTCGGCTTCGATGCCGCGTACGTCAGTGGGAGCTGGCGGCAGTGGATTGAGGTTTGTCAGACTGCGTGGGGCTAGTTTTTCGCCTGCCTCGACGTATCCATATTTAGCTGCAGAATATGCTAGAGCCGATACAACATAAGTTGTAGCATCTTCCTCCTTAACACTGACTACACGCCACGTGGAGGGCGCCACAGTTGGGTTTTCAATAATCCATACAGAATTTACATTAGGGGCTACGCTGAACGGCGTGCTTACATAAATTACACCGCCTGCAATGCTGCTTATGCCACGGGACTCTACTACGCCTGTAGGCAGGATAACGTGAAGTACAGCTTGAATTAGGCTACCTGATAAATCTGTTTCAGCAGCGTTGTCTACAGTTACTTGCGAAGTAGTAGCGGCTGCAATTCTCCCTGCTCTGCGCGAACCCATGCGCAGCGGATCGGCGATGCGAACGAGTTGCCCAGGACGCACCTGATAACCCGCTTCAACACCACACTTAAACGATACAACTTCTGTTTCGTTCTGTTCCGTGTAGAGCAGCCATCTACCTATTCGATTCGCCTGACCTCTACTGGTACAAGCAAAAGCTGTAATATCAGCTCTAACCACACCATACTTATCTACGGATGCAATATCCTCAACTGCCTCATACCCAATATCGCGTAGATCGTTGTCGAAGTAGCTAATAACAGCCACGTTCGGCCGTGCCTTTAGGCTTGATCCGCTATAGCTGAAGCCTTCCTTAGACACGTTGGCTGGGCTGAATAGATATACCGGGTCTGCGGGTCTGTCCTGTGCGATAGTTAACGCACCAGACGCCCAGAAACCCTGACACCGCATGACAGAAAGTAAATCATTGATGAGCTTGTATGCGTCGTCTGATGTTTGGATAACCGCGTTGCACGAGAAGCGGGCTTCTTGTCCTCCGAAGCCATCGGCTACAAGCTCGTTAGCGTACTTCGATGCGGCAAAAAATGCCCACTTATCGAGTTGCCCTGGTGCGATGTGATCACCGAATCCGTAACGGCTATCGGTAAGCAAGTCCCACAAAATCCAGGAAGGGCAGGAGGTCCAAACGGCAGAGCTAAATGTGCCGTTCCAGACGAAGTTTGTTGGGTAGATAATCCGTCCCGTGGTGGAGTCTACTGTGACCCCAGAAGGTATTTGAACTTTTATACCTTTAATCAGGTAACTGCGCTGTGGTACGGAATTGAACTGCTGTGCGTTTACTCGTAGACCTATAAGGGCGCTGTTTGGGTATGCAAGACGAATGTATGTTATCTCCGTGTAGCTAGTCCAAGAGAACTCGTTGCTGAGCAGCTGACTTCCGCTATCTGCAGTAACTCTAGTTACACGCACATCAACAACCACTCCTGGCGTCCTACTGTTCAGGGCTACGACATACTGTTTGTCGTATCTATCGGAAGTTCTGCCAGATATAGTATCGACGACTGCATCGACGAACCCAGTGCCGCTGTACTGTACGGATATGCGCAGCGTTACGGATGTACCGTAGGTATCACCGTTGGTGTTGTCGATGGATTGCAGCGCAGGGATTGCAATCTTTACTCGTACTGCGTCTACCTCCGAGTTTGTAATAGAACGGGTAATAGGTATGGCTTGACGTACCGTAACACCTACGTTTACCTCGTTTTCAACACCACCCGAACCCAACGGCACCCAACCTTGGTCTTGAGTACCATTCTGCGTAAATAGTTCTACGTCCTCAAAGTTGTAGCTGTTGTCGTTATTTTGTAGCGGCGTATTATTTATGTATACAGATTTTAGGCCATCGACTAGACCTTCTATTTCGCCCTCAGAGATTAGGTCAAGGACATGCGCGTACTGTACGGAGTTAAGACTATCTGGGGCTGTTACCGGCACGCGGGTTCCGCCGCCGCCCTGTCCTTTCCCGCCACCGCCTCCAGATCCGGCGATGGTGTCCGCGCCTAAACCCGCGTTGTGAACGCGGATGCCGTTAGCTATAAATGTGTGATACTTATCTACTGTAAGATTGTATACAGCTGTGTTAGGTAGTTTTGCGCACCCTTTGTACGGGCGCAGGTGGTTATTTACGTCTACGAAACAGTCGTCTAAACTCAGTGTGCTTATCTCTACAAACGTGTTGAACTGGTTAAGTACCCAATGGTTAGGCGTAGCGTCGATATAGCGGGAACCCCATAAGTTGTATCTAAATACTTCGTGATCTTCGTGTACGTGTACGGCCAATACGGAGGCTTCATGCAGCGCTCCCGTATCATCAAACGCGATAACTGTGTCTCCAGCTTTTATAGTCGCAATGCTTACATCACCGTTAGGTGTACGCACCAGCGTGTCAGGCGTGAAACATCCGCCTCCGCCAGCACCGATAATCGAGTTACGGTCGCTAGTCATGGTGCCACAAACGTGTTGGTTAACTCTGAGCGTATCCAATAATTATCTCCGCAAGCGGAAGCTGTGCGCGTTACAGTGTTGGAAACTATAACACCTGCTGAATAAAGCGTAGTGATACCAACAACTGTGCTAGGAGCGTATATTGATGTCATGTTTCCAGTAGCCCAGACGACGACCGCTTGCGTATTGGATATAGGTCTAAGTAAAACCCGCCCATCGACAAGCCAGCCGTTGGCGCCGTCGATAGCATTACCGTTTTCTATAACGCCATTAGGGCCGAATAGACAAGTATCCCAGTCATAAAAAACCAAATACTTAAAGCGTGTAGACGTGTCGATGTGTCCAGGGTATGTGTATGAGGCCGCGTAATCTCCGGCTGGTACGTCGGTGCTTACACCAGCAGAAATGACTACGCTGCCTGTTAGACGCTTCCCGTACACAATGGGAACCGGAATGCCTTGACGTGATGTTTGCTGAACACCCGAAAAACTATAACTTTTTTGTGGATCGTCCTGTCTGTCTTGCCCTTTAGGTAGGACCGGGACCGGCGTAAGCAGTTGCGAAACCCCGCCCAGTACCAGACTCGCGCCTAAGCCGAAGAGCACAGGAGCTACAAGGGCACCGATACCTGGAATAAACGAAAGACCGATAAGCACAACACCGAGGATGATGCGTCCTACCGCGCCAGCGCCACCTATGACTGGAACGATTTGGATGTCTTGGCTGCCTACTGGTGCGTGAAGATCGTCCTCGGCCAGGGTGTACGTGCCGACAGCAACTTTATAGTAGCTGTCGCTCATGTGCTGCTCAATACCTGCAAAATTAGCAACTAAAAAACGCACTGCGTCAGCAGCGCTGCTTACATCAGCATACAAGACACGAGTACCAACAAACTTGGCAAGCGCACCGTATAACCGTATTCTACGAAGCATAGCGAAGTCTCCTCCCGGTACACTTTACCAGCCAACCGCCGTAGAGGTCGCGGCTGCTTAAGCGCCCTTGCATGTGGTGTAGAATCATGCCTTCGCCGATGTAGATGCCGCAATGGTTTAGTCCTGCGGCGCAGCGTATAGACATAAGTAGGCCGTCTCCTGGTTGCAACTCTTCGTCCTCTTGCAGTTCGCGGAAACCTGCTTCGTTCCAGCAGCTGTCAAAGCGCGGAGAGTTGATAAAGTCTTGCGGGTTCAACGGTCTGTCCCAGTCGGGAAGTGCAATGCCTTGCTCGGCGTACCAGTCTCGTGCCAGCGTCCAGCAGTCTTGTACCGCCCATACCCATCTGCGACCGATAAGCGGGGAGGTGTAGCCGCAGGGAATGTACTCTCCCCACGACTCCGTAACAGGGCTTACGATATACCACGGTACTCCCGTTTTTTCAGCAGCTACTTTGTCTGCGTCACTAGGAACAGCAGGCGTAACAGGATGGCTATGCACTACGGCGCTAACTTCGCCAGTATCTTCTGCGGAAGCGTAATCACTTGGCTCTATCACAAACATCTGCTCTGAATCAGAAGCGATATTAGCGCACGGCCAGTAGATTTTTTTACCTTTTACAACTACAACAAGGCCACAACTTTCTTTAGGAAACTGCTCCTTAGCATGTTCAAGTGCGTGGCTTTTCCAATCCATGGCTTATACGAAGAACGTACCGATACCAGGGTAGCCGCCAAATGGAAGGCTGTCTAGCGGCAAGTTGTACTGCGCGAAGAATGCCGTGAACCTCTTTTCGCAACTTGTTACCCGCTTTCCGCATACGTCCAATGCGGGGGAAGCTACGGGATTGTCATTAGCGTCAAAATATACTGTTCCTGCATAGCTACACTCGGGTGAACGGTACACCCATTGGCACCTAGCTACGCACTGTCGCTTAGGTGCTCTTACCGCAGCTAAGTCAAATGCACTGGCGAGTTCAAGTTCTACAACATCGCGTGTCTCGGCCGCTTTTCTATCTACATAGTAAATTTCACGGGGCCATTCTGCGGTAGGATCTGCAGTGGGGTTAGTATTTGTGGAGAAGTTTACAGCATCCAGGTAGCGTGCCAGGGTGCGTATGCGTGTTACTTTGGCACCTTCCAGACCAGATGGAAGGCTAAGCAAGGCGTTGGTTATAGTGCCCAGAACATTAGCAACCAGGAGTTTTGGACGCGGTAAGGAGCCTTCGCCTTCCCATTGAAAACCCTCCGCTTTGATAGGAAGCGCTTGATATGTGTTTGTTTGCCAAACTATCGCCGTCTCTATTTCGTTTACGCCTGCGTGAAAGTAGTTGGTGAGGTTGATACCATGTTGCGTCGCATTAAGTTCTAATTGGTACAGCTCGATGATAGTGCCTGGATCGACGCCTTGTAATGCGCTGACTATGGTACTCATGTCTAATCAACTGCACCCTTGATCACGACAAAGGTAAGCACGATAGCTTCCGCTAGCGTACCTGTTGTGGCGTTTCCTACAGCAATAGTTGCCGCACCTGCTCCAGCCTGTGCGCTTAGTTGATAAGCGCCGAATGTTCCCGCACTACTGTGGTTTAGTGCAATAACATCGTTTACGCCAACCGTACTGTTAGTGAGCGTAAAACTCACAACCGCACCGGCTACAAGGGAAGCATTGTGCAGCGTAATTTTTCCGCATTTCTTATTGAGTGTCACTCCTGTGCTCTTACTTGTTGCTTGCGTTACCGCACCCCCTTCGCCGATACCTGCCGCGTAGCCCGCCTTGTCTGTATTCAGGTTGTTAAAGTTGGCGTCTACTTCGGCGTGTGTGAGGGTACTACCTTTACCGGAGCGCGTTACAATGGTGCTCATGTCAGGTTACGCAGTGTTAGTACCGACGCATCGAGGAAAAACGTAGCGCCACTGCTGGTAACATTTGCGCCAAAATCGTCATAACCAACGAGTTCATCTGCGGATGACGCTCCACCTCGCGCTCTATAGTACACAGCACCCCTGGCCGTGAACGAGGCTGTAGGCCAGTTTACCGCGCTAAATGTAAGTGTTACTTCGTTGTTAGCTGTGGACTTTGTTACGGTACAAGTACAGGTAATGCCGCCAGCGGTGTAACCAGTACCACTGACTTCATTAGTAATGTCGGATCGTTTAGTATGCGTAAGTTTGTTCGGCGTATAACCGGATGAAACTAGCAAAACCTTAAACGTATTAGTATCGAAGTCTAAATTACCTTTAGCGCTGTCATCTATGCACGATAGGTAAATTACGCTGGCCATGGGTCTGCAGTGGGGAAACTGGTCGGCTTACGGGAGCTGTAACACAGTCAGCATACATGCGCAGTGCAGTAAGTGCTGCCGTCCGCAAAGCGGATGCGGTGGGGCAGGGATGACGGAGCGGTGGCGTTGTGGGAGTAAAGCATCAGCCGTTCGGGAAGGGGCCACTCGGAAGTACATCTGAGCGGGCAACGCCTTTGGTTATGCGGAGATCGTCGATGTAGCCCGGCATGTAAAAAGTTCCACCGCCAGTAATCAAACGACCTACGTACAGATCATCGTCGTTGATCTTGTTGTAACTTGTTGAGTCTGTAGCCGTTGCGCCAAGTTGTGTATTGTCTACCAAAAGTCGCAGATTAGTGCCGCTTCTAGTGGCCCTGATGAAATACCATGTATTAACAACTGGGGTCCATGCGCGGCTAGTTATTGTTGAAGTCGTCCCATCAAATCTATACCAGGCAAGTGTATTATCTGTTTGCCAAAATAACGCCCAACCGGATGTAGTTGGAGACCCGCCCCCGATGGCGCCAACGCCAAGGTTGACTAATGGAGTTAATGAATTAACAGAATCAAACCGAGCCCACAGTTCTACATCAAAATCACCTGTGCCAAGCTCAAATGCACTATTGACCGGAACAGTCAGAAAGTCTCCTGCACCGTCAAAGTATCCGCTTGCACCGCCCCATTTGCTCTGAGCCGTGCTTATCTGCGCGTTGCCATTAGCCGTGACTGTAAACCCGTTGCTGCTGTTATCCGTAAACGTAGTGCTGCCGTTGCTGCCATCCATGTGCAGCAGCAGGCTTACGTTGGCGAAGTATTCATCGTCTGTACGTGGCCAGATGTTGGCACGCCTAGCCACTGCCTGTTCCTCCAGCATCCAGATGCCTGGAGCGCTGCTGGTAGTCGTTGTGCGCTTGGCGCCGGAGAGGCCGCCGTTGGTGGCGAATACGGGGGACATGGTTAGGCGGTAGTGGGTGGCTGCGGCCAGGTGATGTCGAACGGGTTAGCGACATCAGCCAGGTCGCGCAGTGCCTGGCGGTAGGCGGCCCAGGCGTCACGATCGGCACCGAGGTCGTAGTCGGTGATCTGCGTCCAGTCGCTGGCCTTGAGCAGTTCGATGCGCCGTTCGCGGACCTTGGCGTGCTGCGTTTGCAACTCATTGAAGCTGTAGGGACGCACCACAAAGGCGCTGCCGTCCCAGTCGATTGTTTCCAGCTTCGGGTTGCACTCGGGGCGCTCGAACGGGCCGCTGTAACCGGCACGCTCCAGCTCGTCAGGCGTGAAGGTGCTGGCGTCCGTGCGGGTGCTGCCGTCCGCAAAGCGGATGCGGTGGGGCAGGAGCGCGGGAGTGGCTTGGCGGTGGGAGTAGAGCATCAGCCGTTAGGGAAGGGAGCGCCCGATGGGGTGAACGTCGCGTTGTACCTGCTGATTCCTTTCGTGATGCGCAATTCGTCTATGTAGCCGTCAAATAAAAAGCCGGTATCGTAATACCCCCCAACAACTAGGTTCTGGCCCGTGAGGTTAGCCGTTACACCTGTTGAAGTACCTACAAGCACGCCGTCAACAAATACTCTAACAGTTGTGCCGGAGCGCGTTACGGCTATGTGTTGCCATTGATTTGTAAATAAAACCACAGTTGAGCCGGATGATCCTATAAAAACGTTACCGCTCATGGCAATGCAAATGCCGCCGTCTGCGCTGCCGCCTGCGGCGTTAGCTCCTTGCAGGATTGATAGACCGTCATTGTAAGAAGCCTGCAGACCGCCTGCAGTTGACGAAGTCTGCAGCCATCCCCTTGAAGCCGCTGAACTGACATCGCGACTATAAATCCACGCTTCGATAGTAAAGTCTCCTGTTCCAAATTCAAAGCCGCTATTGGCGTATGTCAGGCGGTCGGCAGTCTTGTCAAATACACCAGACGATCCACCAAATTTGCTTTGAGCTGTGCTTATTTGCGCGTCACCATAAATGGTGGCTGTCAAAGTATTACTGCTGCTATCGGTGAATGTTGTACTGCCGTTGCTGCCATCCATGTGCAGCAGCAGCGACACGTTGTCCCAGTACGAATCCGAACCTGCAATTATTGCGCGTTCATTCGGAAACCACAGCCCTGGCGTCGTGGCTTCCTGCTTGCGCCTCTTGCCGATCAAACCGCCGTTGAAGCCAAGCATCAGCTGATGTCCTCGTAGCTGATGACCAGCTCCAGGTCGCCAGTGGCGCTGGCCTGTGCTCGGAGGCTGTGGCCTTCCTCCAGATAGATGTAAGCCTCGCGGGTTACCAGCACCTGCGTGGCATCAGCTGGCACGGTGATCGTCTTGCCGATGGCGAAGCCGGTGGTGCCGTTGTAGTGCTCCAGGCTGATGTCAGCTGCTGCGGTGCCGTCCACGTTGGCGCAGTACACCGAATTGATCTTCAGCACCTTGCCGCTGCTAGACCCGTTGCTCAGCGCTGCAGCCATTGAGGTTGTCACTGCGTACCCAACCGTTTTGCCGGTGACGGTCGTGACGGAGCTACCGCTTTTGATGTTGGGGGCTGCCATAACGGGTAGGGCGTAGATGCTGGACGCTTATGTGCTCAGTGTAGCGAGGCTTAGGACGACTCCTCAAATAGCAGTGGAGGGTCTTCAGTCCAGGACTGCCACCTGTTCCAGTAGACGGGTGCTGTGCTCGCAACTGTTACTTCTTCGACGTACAGGAAGATGTCAGGATCGTAGTAGGCCCAGTCGCTCCAGAAGCTCCCACTGGCGCCTGCACCTGGACTCGGCGGTCCACCGCCCGGTGCATACGCTACGCCTCCAGTAAACTCTGCGTTTACGCTTTCATTAAATCCTGGCGCCGCTGTAGAAGCAGTACCCGATGTTGTGAACTCCAACTCTACGCTAACTGTAAAGCCCGGAGCGGATGCGTAAGCGGTGCCTCCTGCAAGCTCGTAAGATACTACCTCGCTAAAGCCGGAAGCATACGCATTAAATGTTACTGCTAGTGTGCCATAAATGCGCGTGAACTCGGCACGTATAGAACTATTGTTAAACTTAGTGTACGTTGTTGTCCATTCCTCGCAAATATATTCTCCGTTTTCGCCTAGGGGGTTTTGCCACGCAAAGGACGCAACACGAGCCGCTCCACGTAAAAACGCTCGGATGTCGTCGCGCCGAGCATTAGTCAGGTTATTTAGGGTAAGGGACCACTTCTCGGTTTCAGCGTGAATGCCTATGGTTACAGATTGACTATATCCCTCACCAAACTCTAATCTACGTGTTTTAGTATCTACGCTTCTGGAGGTAGTGAAATCTGGAAGCCATGTAAAGGCTGAAGTGGGTACGTTAGTTACAGGGATATTGGTTGCCCCTGGAACGTATACAAGCTCAAATAGGGCTGAAATAGTAGTTAAATTGCAGGAGTCTAAGGTTAGATCCCATGCGGTGCATACAAATTGACCCGTTTCATTGAAAGGTGTAGTCCACGTAAACGGAAGTTTACCGTTTTGCGTGGCGAAGAAGCTCAGCAGATTGGTGCGCTCGGTGGAGCTGCGAGCGGAAAATGTAAGCGGCCACTTATCTGTGAGGAGGTTTATGCCATCTTCTGCGCGAAGCGCAAATCCATCTGCCTCGTAGCTACGAACACGCGGGCGTGACCGCTCTTCTGCAGGAAAATCAGGTGTGTATGTAAACGTCGTCATCGCCTGCGGTTGGGGTCTAGCAGCCCCCCTGGGCGTTGCTGTTGAATCAACTCAGCACGTACTGCTACGCCTAATACTTCTCCGAGTGCCTTACTGTTGCTTTGATCGCTTTCTGCTGCCGTCCCCTTGGCGTCCACGTTCACGTTGACGACGACGCCCGTTCCAGCGCCGCCTGCCTCGACGCCCAGCCTCCCGCTGGGGAGGCGGCGGAGCGGCATGATCGCTTCCGGGCCAGCCTCACCCATAAGCCCGAGGCGGCCGGCGCCGCCGTTGGCGAAGGGGAACAGCGTCGGCTTATCGACGATGCCGCCCATGGCGTAAGCGGTGACGTTGCGTGGGAACGTGCCACCCATGGCAAAGGGCTGAATGCTGTTGGCGCCGAATACACCGCCCTTGGCGAAGCCGAAATTCGGACCAGCAGTCCCCAGACCCGTCATCGGATCGAAGTACCCCTTACCGAAGCCACCACCGCCAGGAGCAACGGCGCTGATGATCTGCATGATGCTGCGCAGCACCATTTGCTGAATGATCATGCGAGCCGTATCCCTAAGGATCGAGGCGGCGAACTCGCGGAAGTTGGCGGTGCCGGTGGTGACGAGGCTGAAGATGGCGTCCTCGACACCCTTGATGCCGGTCTGGGCGAGCTGGGCCGTGGCCTCGCGCATGGTGCCGATCGACTGGACGTAAGCTTCGGCGCCTTCGCGTAGGCCGAGGCCGATGCGCTCGTCTTGGCGAGTGCGCATCGCCTTGTTGAAGGCTTCTGCAGCTTCTGCATTTTCTCGCAAAAGCCGCGCACGCTCGGCGTACTGTTCGTTCTGCGCAGCTAAGACGCTCTGAAGTTCGGCTGCTCTATCGGGGTTAGCTTTAACAAGCTGATTGTACGTAGTTTGTGCTTGGTTTTGCTCTTGCCTGATACCGAGTAAGCGTTCTTCCAGGTCTACAAACTCAGGGCGCACGCCTTCTAGGGTGAGGCGGTTACGCAGAGTCTGCAGTTCGTTACTATCGCGCATTGTCGCGTTTTGTTGCCTAAGGGCATCTGTGGCCTTGAGCGTGAATTGCTCAAATAAGGTAGCGCGTTCCTTAGATACGTTGGCTTCGATAAGTTGTAGCTGCGCTTCGGCCTTGTTTACGTCGAGACCCTCGATAACCGCACCACCGCTCGCTCTGATTGCGCGATTCTGCTGGGCTGCGGCGCCTGTGGGCATCCGCGCGGTTCCGGCAGATTGTGTGGGACGTACGAAATACCCTGATTTGAAATAATCCAAATCGGGGTAGTTACCAGCAGTAAGACCGCGCTTACGAGACTGGTGGAACACATTATTTCCACCTGTATACACGCCTACATGCGGAGTATCGCCGGGACGCCCAGTAGCAACAATATCGCCGGGACGCAGTTTACTCCAGTCCCGCATAACCGTACCTGCATTGCGTACTGTGTCTGCCCATGCAGTTACACCGGGCAAAGTTATACCTAAAGACTTGTAGAAGCTCTTAACAGCCTCAGAGCACTGGTTTGCGATGCCTGTGAATTTTGCTGCCTCTGCAGTTGCCTTTGCGATGGCAGTAGCACTGATGCCCGTACCACCGGCGCTTAGTGCCGCTGCACCTTGGTCTGCAAAGGTGGCACGTACTGCAGCGCTTTGTTGCGTCTGCTTGGCCAGGCGTACGTCTTGAACTGCGCGGACACGGCGCTCCTCGATTTCGCGGAGGCTGCGCTGCAGATCCTCAAAGTTGCTTACGATGTCGCGTGCTGCACCAGTTTCGCGCATGATGCGATTCTGTGCTTGGGCGTCGTCTAGGCGTTTTTGTAGTTCGTAGCGTTGACGGTCCAGCTCGATTTGGTGCTGGAATACCCTGTCGGCTGCACGCAGCTGCTGGTCGAGCAGGGTGTTGGCCAGGCGCTGCTGTTCGGCGGCCGCGGCTTGGCGCTCTCTCTCTGCTTTGTCCTTGGCTGCTTTTTTCTTCTTTTCCTCGTCTGTGGCAGGGGAGGGGAATACGGACGGGCTTTCTGCAGTGCTCTGCTGCGCCTGCGGAAGCTTAAATATAGGTGACATTGCGGTAGCACCCGCCGCTATACCCTTTGTTACAGCCTGGCCTACATCTGCAATTCCAAGCAGTTTGAGGCCCGCCAGCAAAGGATTGCTGTAGTTGATCATGTTGCTGACGGTTTCGCGCCAGCGGCCTTTGATGAAGTCAAAAATGCTAGACCAGAACTTACCTACATTAGTGGCCACTATCTGCATGGTATCTCCTAGCCCTCCCACGTCTATACCGATAGCCTTTAACGCTGTAGAGCTTATTGTTTGCAATCCTGTGAAGAAACTGCCAATACGAGTCCAGAACGCAGAGACATCGTTGGCGATACTATCCCAAAACGCTTTAGCAACCTGTAGGTATGCAGGCATTCCCGTGGCGAAGAAATCCCGTACAGGTGCTGTGAAATCCATAAACGCATCACCGGCAGCACCGATTGCCTTAGCCACGCCCACAAACCCTTGTGCAGCAGCGACTACGGCAGGTGTGATGTCGGTTATAAATATGGCAAATGCGTTTTGCAAATCGGCACCCAGAGGTTGCAGAGCGCGTCCTACCTCTAGTTGCATGTTTTGCATTGCAACTGTCAAACGAGCGCCGGCTTCTTGGCTGGACTTGGCGATCTTGAGTGCCGTTTGTCCGTACTCAGTACTGATTAGCTGCAGGAACTTCATTAGGTCGTTCAGACCTACTTGGCCTTCCTGGAGCGCCTTCTGCAGTTGAGGGCCGGTCATGCCGGCCGCCTTGGCGAATAGGACAAATGTGCCGGGTAGACGCTCAGCGATTTGGTTAAGTTCTTCGGCGCTGACCTTGCCTTTGGAGAAGACCTGCGTGAGTGCGAGAAGGGCGCCATCGGCCTGCTCGGCGTTGCCACCAGTGGCTTTCACTGCCTCGCTTACTGCACGGAACGCGAAGGCCGAGTCGGTAACCGTTCCACCGGCGCCGGTCACAGCGGCACTCAGTTGGGTCATGCTTCGGATCGCAATCTCCTGGGGGATGTTGAGATCGCGGGTCGCGGAGTCAGCAGCTGCCAAAGCGCGGGTGTAAGCGTCCTGGGAGCCAAGAATGCCCCGCAGAGCGATCTGCAGCTTGTCGATGCGGGCCGAATAGTCGGTGACGCCACTGAGCTGCTGGCGGAACATGCCGACCTGCGCACCAGCGGCTGCGCCAGCGAAGGCGCCGCCCACGCCGCCCACGGCCAAGCCGCCGAGACCGCCGATCAGGCCCTCGGGGCCGCCAAAAATGCCACCACTAAGCGCCGCGCCGACGCCCTGGGCGAGCTGCATCCCGCTTAGGCGGCGGCCCCCGGTAAGACGCTCGCGTCGTGCCGTGAGCTGCTCCAGTTTCTTAGTTGCTGTATCAAAAGCGGGCGCGGTACGGCCAACGGCATTGCGTAGTTCTGTCCAAGCGCCTATCTGCGCTTCCAGACTATTTACGCTGCCGTTACTTGCTTTTGTAGTCTTATCAATATCAACATAAATGTCGCGCAAGGGGCGGCGTGCTCGTTCGGCAGATTTGCCCAAATTGTCGAATTGAGCGGCTAACTGTCCCCCTAGTGCTGGAGATACGCCTACAGCAGCGCTAGGCAGATCGCCACCACGTAGAACCGCACGCTCATCGAGGAACGCGCGACTACCCCTCGTGGGTGCTTGACCTTCGGATGGGCCAAACGTGACTTCAGTGCGCCCTGGAACGAGACGACGGGCACCGCCGCTAATCGCAGCGCCCGTACCAGCGGCAGAGGTTTGGCCAGCCGCAGGTAGTAGCAGAGGAGTGTTAGCCACACCTTCACGTACACGGCGCCCCAGTTCCTCAATCGCCTGCTCCTGGCGTGCAACTGCAGCTCGGTTGAAATAGTTATCGCGTATGCGCTTATTAGCGGCGTTCTGCTCGGCTGTGGCAGCCTGCGTCGCCATAGTGCTTACATTACGATATGCGCCAGCAAGATCGTTAAGCTGTTTTTCTAAAACACGAACCTGGTTAGCGTTTTGTGCGTAGGCAGCACTGCCTTCGGAGGTTGTGGTATCAAGTTGCTGCATTTCTGCACGCAACGCTGTTACTACTTCCTGTAAATTGCGTGTACTGTTTGCTACGGTTTTGGTTTGTACGCCCATTAGCAGCGCTTGAGCGTAGCCGCGTGCCACCTCAGTGGACTGCCGCTGCACGCCCGTCAGCTGCATAAGCGTTTGCAGGTATTCAATACTGTTGCGGTCTAAGTTAGCGAGGTCTTGCTGCAGTTCCTTTATTTGTTGTGCGTAGGCAGCGTTTGTATTCGGTAATTCGGGCAGGGAGGCACCTTCAAACCCAAAACGGCGTAGGTACTCAGGGTCTTGTGTTATTGCTGCGGATTCGCTTACGCGGCGGCGTTCCAGGATGCGTGGGGCGCCAGAAAGCTGATTGAGGCGACGTTGTGCCGTAGCCAGCTTGTCGGCGGATGCAGTACCTTCTTTAAGGATGCGATTGTAGTCTTCCCATTGCTTAAGTACCTTGTCTGGCTTTACCGCCAGCATGGCGGTCAAGGAATTGTAATGCTTTCTGTTTGTTATTTCTCCCTGTTCTAAGGTAGCTGTAAGCCGCTGAATATCTGCGCCTAGCTGCTGGTGTACTTTGCCGTTTAAGGTAGCTTGATTTCTGAGGTCTTGAAGAGATTTTACATGCTCGCGTATAGATACTGCGGACTGCGCATGAGCCTTTGACTCATCGACAATAATGTCACGCAAGGCTGTAATTTGCGTGTCTGTAAGGCGTGACTCTTGGCGCAACTGTGCCAAGTCTTTATTTAGGCTTTGCCATACGTCGGAGCCGCGCCTAGCCTCGCCGACTAAAGCAGTAAAGGCATCGGTAAGTCCCTTGTTAGCTCGGGCGGTATCTCCTAATTCGGTTTTTAGCTCAAGCAGCCGTTTGCGAGCAGCATTAAGCTGATCATCCGTACCTCTTGTTACTTTTGTAAGTTCTCTAAAGGAACTGCGTAGCTTATTTAATTCTTCAAAACCTTGGATACCTAGCTGTACAACAATATCCTCAATCTGCTTAGCCATCCTGCTTATCCTCCCCCTTAGCCAACGCGCTGAGAGCGGCAGTTTCCATGATCTGCAGGCCCTCCAGCATGTCGAGGCGGTCGTCCACGCAGTATAGGTCCATCAGGCCG